TGGTGAGCAATGCGAAGCTGTGTCGGACTGAGGCTATGGATAGCCGAGTTTTGACGCAGCGAATCGCGATTGTTGGTGGACTGGACGCGGACGAACGTGAGGGTTGAACCCAAATCGTCGCCCGAGATGTTAGCCGCCACAACCGGTTTGATAGACAGATCATCTTGCATAGTAGTATTCCTTGTGTGACCCATTATCTCGGGGCACGGAGGCCTAGTGCGATGAGGACCGTAAGAAACAGGTTCTTCGGTGTTGCTCCTCGGAGTCGCACTGAATCAAGGGGACTAGGCTGTTCCCTTTTCCATCGTGTATAACGCGATGAATAACGTTCGACTGGCTCAGGTACTCGTTCCCATGTCCAGACCATCGCGGCGTCATCGCCGTTTAGGTCTTTACAGAGAGAGAGCGAGAACTCCTGAGCTATTGAGGTCTTAGTCGAAGACCAGTATTCACAAACAAATTGTGGATTACTATTAAGCCACAACGAATCAAGGACATCATCAACCGAAACAACGAAATCAACCATATAGCTGAATGGGAGTATCTCCCATGCCAGACCTACTGGGTTCAATCCCACTGTTTGGTCAATGAGCTTCGCGAACTTATCAAAGGCTTCCGTCTGGAAGCCAGGCCGATTGTCAGTAACACGTAACCCATCGACTCGTTCTTGGGTCATAGTCTGCCGGACCTCGCCATTGGCGAAGTCAGGATACAGCTTTGAATCCCATTTGAACGCGCCGGAAGGGTGGAACGTGAATTTATTGACTTTCTCCTTTTGATTGCGAACCCTGACGGAGAACTGACGACGGCGAGGTTTAATCCTCGCCTTCCGGATCTCCTTGACAATGTTCTGTACGTCTTTCACAGTCGGGTTAAGCCCGTACTGCTGAGACAATATACCCTCCCGTATCGCTAGCTGGATGCGCTTGCGCGCACCCGGTGCTTTGCGAAACAAGAGCTGAGGCATTCTCAGTATGGTGTCCAGACTATCGACTAGATTTCCTCGAGCTTTAAATAGCTTGAAGAGCTGCGGTAATTCTCGGGCCTCATACAATGTCGTCGTAAGGTGGAGTTCTTCCAACCTCTTGATCGCCATCGCTGGTAGCTTACCGATATTATCCGACATCCGTTCGATTTGGACAGATGAAACATCCAATGAGTTCAGGTCATACGCACCGGCTTGTTGGGCCAATGTTTTTAACGTGATCCATGGATGATGGGAAGACAACCATTGGTTGCCATGGGTATACCTACGACTCCCGCCGTACCTTGTGTAGTATCTAATACGATCCTTTGGATCGTAGTAGTCTAGCAGAGGCCACGCGGGCAACTGTCGCTTAGTATGGTCTACGTTTTTAATTCCGTAGCCCGAGATATCCTCGTCTGTCATTATGGACGAGTTCGCAAAAGGCCCACCTGTACCTACCCAGTCATCATGTTCGATCCAACTAGGCACTATAGGCATGCT